CAGAATGAGCATTACTATAATCTCATTGATGCTTTCGAGAAGTTGAGCGAAGTTCCCATCTTGTTCAACACCTCATTTAACCTCGGAGGAGAACCTCTAGTTGAAACTATTGAAGATGCTGTAAAGACTCTCACCAATAGTGACATTGAATATCTGTATCTCCCAGAGATTCAGAAACTTGTTTATGTACCCAACGAATGAAAATCTCTTTTGTAAATGGATGTTTTGATGTGCTCCATCCAGGGCACATCGAACTCCTGAAGTATGCCAGGTCTCTTGGTGACTACCTCATCGTTGCTATCGATTCCGACAGGAAAGTAGCAGAGATGAAAGGTCCCGAGAGACCTATTTTTTCGCAGCATGACAGATCTACTATGCTAGCCGCAATAAGGTATGTGGATGTTGTTCATGTGTTTGACACAAAGGGAGAGTTGGAGGATTTGCTAGAATCCATCTCGCCTGATATAATGATTGTAGGTTCTGACTGGAAAGGAAAAGAAGTAGTAGGTTCGCAGTATGCAAAATCAGTTCGGTTTTTTGATAGACTCGGAAATTACTCCACAACACAAACAATTGAAGGTACTCCTTATCGGTGATTCCTGTATCGATAGATATGTGTATGGTAAGTGCTCCAGATTGAGTCCAGAAGGTCCTGTACCAGTTCTCGAAAAGACTCGGGCACAAGAGACTATGGGCATGGCATGGAACGTTAGAAAAAATCTCATGGCTTTCGGTATAGAGGTTTATATCATGACCAATGAGGAGATGCCAATTAAAACCAGATTTGTTGATGAGAAATCAAATCATCAGATTATGAGATTGGATGAGAACGATGAAGTAAAGCCTTTTGATTGGGAGATGCCAAAAGAAGACTTTGATGCCATGGTTATTTCCGATTACAATAAAGGATTCTTGTCTGAAGAGAAGATCTTCGAACTATGTGATTGGTTTAAGAAACCTGTTTTTATCGATAGTAAAAAAACTAAACTACCAAGGAAGTGTTTCATCAAACTAAATGATGGCGAAGCACAGAAGTTAGAAGGGGAATATCCTTTCTTGATTACTACAAAAGGATCTGAAGGTGCCACCTTCAAAGGTAGATTGTATCCTGGAACTAAAGTTCCTGTGTTTGATGTAGCAGGTGCTGGTGATACATTCTTGTCTGCTTTAGTATTCCATTACCTCAACAGTGGTGTTATGGAGTCTGCTATTCCTTTTGCAAACAGAGCAGCTGCTATTGCTGTATCTAATCCAGGAACTTATGTATTGACAGAGGATGATGTGAATGATCTATGTAATTGACATTGATGGTACTATTTGTACCAACAATAATGGATATGAATTTAGTGTTCCATTGGAGGATAGAATCGCCCACATCAATGGGTTATACGATAGAGGACACTATATCAAATACTTTACTGCAAGAGGTATGGGGAGGCACCAAGGCAATGCTCACAAAGCCTATACAGAGTTTTATACCATGACTGAAAATCAACTCAAGAAATGGGGTTGCAAATACCATGAGTTGATCATGGGTAAACCATCTGGGGATATATATATTGACGATAAAGGAGTGACTGATGTCAGATACTTTGATTAAACATGTACCCAAAGGATGGGGTTATGAAAAATGGATCGTCAATAATGAAAAATATTGCGGCAAACTTCTTTTCTTCGAGGCAGGTAAGAAGTGCTCTTGGCATTACCACAAACTAAAGCACGAAACTTTTTATTTACAGTCAGGTAAAATTCATCTTTATTATGGATTTGATGACGATCTATATACAGCTGATCGCATAGTATTAACCCCTGGAATCCCTTTTGAGGTTCCCAGGGGAATGAGGCATCAAATGATTGCCTTGGAAGATTCTGAATTGTATGAGTTCTCTACGACTCACTATGATTCTGATTCATATCGGGTGGTGAAGGGCGATTAACGTATTCTTCAACCGTTGTAAACTTATATTTGAACCAATCCATAGATGTTCTGGTATCATATTGATACTTACCTTTTAGATGTTCGGGGAAGGGGATCTCAATGATCTCCGCCCCGTATTTTTTTGCAATGATTTCTGCGATGTCTTTGAAAGAATAAGAATGATTAGATCCCATATCATAGATGCCTGATCCGCATCTATTGTTTGGAACAATGCGAACGATATCATCAACACAGATAAAGTCTCTGTAAATATCGTCAGATCCTTCAAATATTTTTATTTTACCAGTCATCTTTGCTTGTTCAGTGAACTTGCTGATTGGACTTCTTTGGTCACCTTTATGTTCCTCTCCGTCTCCATAGACGTTGAAGAATCTAAACCCTTGAATTTTATTAAACTTATCAATATTATCTTGCACCCAGTAATCTACCTGGACTTTTGTGAGTGCATAATAATTTAATGGGTTAATACTGCCGTCCGTAAAATTTCCATAGACAGATGCAGAAGAAGCATATCTAACAGGAATTTGATATTCAATTGCTTTTTCAAATAACTTCAGTGTGAGTTCTACATTATAGAAATGAAGTTTATTGAGATCTGTTTCTGTTGTGGAAGAGATGGCTCCCATGTGAATGATTTCATCCACATCTTGCCACCTACCAAATCTTTCTAAAATATGAATAGCATTATGTTGTTCTACACCCAAGTGTTGTTCATATTGTTTAGCGAAGTGAGATCCGATAAATCCTGCAGACCCCGTAATCATTTTCATGCTCAAACCTCAATTATAAATAGCATTAACATATAGTGTATTTATCCACGACTAGGGAAGAGGTATGTCATCACACCCAACGTTTGGTTACTTGGCGGGGGTAATTCCAAGTATACCAAAAAGAAATACTTTACTGTACACCGCACAAGCATCCGAGCTTGCTGAAGGCACAATTATCGTAACTCACAAAAATCCTTACCCCACAAAAATTAGAATTCTTGTTGTTGATCAATCAGATATGGTCAACGGGGTTCCCCAAGTCGCGACTAAATCATTCTGCTATTTTAACATATTTGTTGGGGAAGGAGACACGTTTGAAACTCAAACGATGTATGTCTCTGATAATCAATCAATTTTAGTATGGTCTGATAGACCAGATACAAACTTTGTTTTTCAAGGTTCCGTAGTTACGCTACCAGAAACTGGTTCTGGTCTTATTGCTTCCAAGGTAGTTAATAAAATAGAAAGACAAGAGATTCTATTTACAAATGGTGCTGATGATCAGAAAACAGTAAGTATTTTTGCTTGCAACAAAGGTGCTGATGTAGCAAGAATCCGCATGGGTGTTGCGGTTGCTGGAAGACCATATCCATATATTGATGCAACAGAATATTATGACTTCAACATCAAGTTAAGCCCTGGTCAGACTTATGTAAGAACCAACGTAAGAGTGGGTGGCGGAAAAAGTCTTATTGTTAGGTCTGATAGTGAAGATGTTAACTGGATTTCTCTCGGAACATCAAACTTCGAGGCAACCACACAGGTAAGTCTTGCACTCCCAGGTAATCTATCTGTAGGTGGTACAGCCACGTTCCAAGGAGAATCTACATTTACAGATGATATTACAATCAACTCACCAGAAATTGATTACAGTCTTTCGGTTCTTCGTGGTTATAATGTAAACGCTATCAACACTTGGTACATCGATAGTAACAATGGTAAAGCCTTCTTTAATGATGTACTTTTAAGTGGTGATATTGAATCTACTGGCGGTATTACTATTAATGATGGCAACGGAGATCCAGTCTTTACGGTAGATCCAGTAACTGGTGATGTGAATGTCGGAGGTGCTCTTTCTGCAGGCACTTTCAACTATGAAATCTCTATTGACGGTGATTTAGATCTTCTAAATAATAGAGTAATAAATATGGCAGAACCACAGGCGGCATCGGACGCTGCGACACGTAGGTATGTCGATAACTACGCTATCATTTATGCGGTTGCTCTCTCATAAGAACGAATCTGGAGTTTTAGATGGCTAAAAAGCAAATTAAAAATTACGCCTTCAACCCAGGGGTTGCAGGGCAAGGTACTTTAAAATTTGTTGGTAGGTATACTGAAGAGCAACTTCTTCTAATTACTAATGTATCTGCTGGTGAGGTTCTTGCTTCGTTTGCAGATGCTAATAAACCGACAGAATTAAGTTATATCCTGGTCAATCCATTAAGTACAGACCCAGATTTTCCTTCAGCACACAATGAGGCAGACTACCTCACAGTAATTACTTTCCTTTACGACACAACACAATTTAATTCTGGCGATTCTGTTCAGATCTTTGTAGAAGTTGATGAGCAAACTATTAGGCCATGGGACTTTGGTACGGACGCTATTGAGCGTATGCGTATCGCTGAACCACAGTCGATGCTTGACGCCGACTTTGAGTATGGCATCCAACCAACGAAGTGGCAGTCATTAGACCTCTTTAGAAACTATCCATCACTATACGAAATTCCTGGAACCTCGATTGGTATTTCTGCTATCTCAACAGATGCTTCATCAGGAACTAACTTCATTGGACCTTCACGTATCACCGTACAGTCTGTACTAGACCACGGTCTTTCCGAAGGCGATCCAATTAACGTTCGTGGTGTAGATGATTCTGTCTTTGGATACAGTAAAGCAGAAGGTTCTTTTGTTGTTGCTGGTGTTGTAACCCCAACAGAATTTACTTTCTTTGCTAAAGGTAAGGTAGGAACTCTACAAGGAACTCAACTTCTAACAAACTTCACCGAAGTGAAGAAGTCTGGATTCTATACAGGAGCAGAAATTGGATCTCCAACTCTAACAGTTCTCACACAAGGTGCTACTGGTAATGTTCTTTCTGATCAGACTTCAGCAGATGCACAGCCAATTATTGGTTTGAATGCTAACGCAGTTGTACCTCCTATCGGTGCTCCTATCATTGGTGTTGGTGTTGCTAGTGGTTCTCAAGTCACTGCAACTGTAGCAACCTCTTTTGATAAAGAAGTAACCACATCATTTACAGCACCAGTATCAAGTGTAATTCTAAATGATGTTACTAATATTGAGGTAGGACATGCTGTGTCCGATGGTGCGGGAGCTAACATTTTTGTCACCAATGTTTCTGATAACGAAGTATTCTTTAGTGGTGACCTAACAGTAGATAAGAATGGTAACAACCTTTCTCAAAGTTTCCAAAACGTATCACCAGTAAACTTCGGTCAAGGATTCGGAGCAAAATTTGATATAGCTAGAACTGGTGGTGTATACAGTGCTACCGTTTCTACAACATCTTTCTTCTCAAATCTAGAGGTATCTGGTTACTCGGGAACATTTGGAAATGGGACTCAATGGAATGTTGTTGTTGATCACAGCACTGGAACTTACACTACTGTAGTTCTTGTAAGTTCAGGTGTTGCTTTCTCGGCCACAGAAACTGTTACTATTGCTGGTACAGATCTTGGAGGAGCTTCCCCAGCAAACGATTTGGTCATTACTATTGACACTGTAGATGCTGCTGGTTCTATTCTAACCTTCACTCCATCTGTTAGTGCTGTTGCTACAACCACCAACCCAAATGTTGGTCAACAATTTACTGCTGGAGAAACTCTAGTTGTATACGGAACTCAACTTGATGGTGAGTCTCCTGCTAATGACCTAGAGATCAATGTAATTACTGTTGATACTGGCGGAGAGATTCTAACGTTCAACGTACAGGGTACTGGTATTTCGCCAAACCAGGACTATAACGGTTTGAGTCCATCTGGTGGAACTGGTACAAACTCCAACTTCAATATCCAAAGACTTGGCGGTGGTTTAGTTGAGACCCAACTATACGAACTAACTGTTGGTGGCATCATCGAAACAGATGATAATTTCCAATTAGACTTTACTGGTAACGTTGTTGGAACAGTAAGTTACACTGCACAGGCAGGAGATACATTCACTGCTGTTAGAAATGGATTGATCGATGCTATAAACACAGCATCAATTGCAGGAACAATTGATGTATGGGCATCTGCAGGTGATACTTCTGAAGTTCTTTACATCGAGGGACTTACTGGAGGTGTAACTTTCGGTCTTACCGAGACCCTAACAGACGTTGGTGGTGCTGCTTCGGATGGACAAACACTGACTATAGTCGAAAACCGAGCAGCATCCAGCAGCAGTGGAACACCTGCATATAACGTTACTATCGCAAACCCTGGCAGCGACTATACTGTTGGAGACACTCTACTCATCTCTGGTAACGAACTTGGTGGCGTTTCACCAGAGAACGATCTCACTCTGAATATCCAAACCATTGATGCTAATGGCGGAGTCTCTACATTCACTCAAGCAGGTGCTCCATCTAATGGAGATGCATCTTATGAGGCTTTGACCCCACAATCAGCAGCAGTTGGAGCAACAATTAAAGCAACTATCAATGATGCTGGTGATTATATTCCTGTAATTGGATCACCTGGAACTGGATATGAACTAGGTTATGAACTTTTAGTTGACGGATCTCTTCTGGGTGCTGTGTCTCCTGACAATGACATGACTGTTACTATTACTAGTGTCGATTCGTCAGGATCTATCCTAGAAGCTACGGCCACTGGTAACCCAGCATCTGGAGATACGATTACTTTCAGGCCATCGATGACGATGAGCGAACCATTGTTCCAATTGGTTCCTAGCAGCACGTCATTCGCCTACAGTTCGATTGCAAAGATCAACGCAGCATTTACTTCCAACCACGGTCTTCTACCAGGAAGTCAAATCCTTGTTGCAATTACATCAAATGGTGTAAACCACGATCTATGCTCTGGACCATTCTTTGTTGAGAGTGTTCCAACTCCAACATCGTTGACATACACTTCCAGATCTACTGGAAACGTTGCTTTAGGAACTCCACTAACAGGTTCTATTACAGCTAGATCCGATACGTTCTATATCCACAGACCATTTGATGGTGGTGTTCAGATCGGTACAGGATCTCCTGCACACGGAGCACAGGCAATTCGTCAGTCCAAGAAGTATATCAGATACCAGTCAGGTAAAGGTATCATGTATACCACTGGCGTTAACTTCGCTCCTTCTTATGATATCAGAAGTGTCATTGCAGAAGGAACTACTATCGGATCGAAGATAGAAGTCATTACTGACGACATCGATCACGGACTACAAGTTGGTGCAGAAGTAACTCTTGAGGGTATTACATCTGCTGGTTACAATGGTCTTTACACTGTTACCGAGATTGTTAATGAAAATACATTTAAGGTTGAGGCACAAGAAGTCCTAGAAGAAACTACCGCAAGGTTTGGAATTCAACCACAGGTGGGTCTCTATGCATGGAAAGGTGCTACTGTTAGATCTGGTTGTTTTGATGAACAGAATGGTATCTTCTTCCAGTATGACGGAACAAACTATGCTATCGGTTTGAGATCTTCCACTTTCCAGTTAGCAGGAACTCTATCTGTTGATTCAGGATCGAATGAAGTTACTGGATTTAACACCAGATTTAGAGAACAGTTGAAAGTTGGTGACAGAATTGTTCTTCGTGGTATGACTCACGTTGTTACTGGCATTGATGACAACACTACCATGTATGTCAATCCAGACTACAGAGGAACCAGTAATTGTGTCAGTAGTAAAGCAGCAATTACAAGAGAACTAATTATTCCTCAAAGTCAATGGAACATTGACAAGTGTGATGGCACTGGTCAGTCTGGATATAAGATCAACGTTAATAAGATGCAGATGATCGGATTCCAGTATTCCTGGTATGGTGCTGGTTTCATTGACTGGATGCTACGTGGTCCTCGTGGAGATTACATCTTCCTACACAGACTCAAGAACAACAACCTGAACACAGAGGCATACATGAGATCTGGTAACCTTCCAGTTAGATATGAAGTTATTAATGAAGGCCCTGGCGCAAGACTATCAAGTGATATCGATGCAGCAGCAACAGATATTACTCTAGATGATGCATCACTGTTCCCTAACTTTGGAACTTTGTATATCGATAACGAACTCATTCGTTACAATTCCAAGAATGGTAATGTCCTTTCTGGACTAACTAGAGAATCAGTATTCTCCAACTTTGCAGCAGGATCTCAAAGATCATATACTGCTGGACCAGCGGCTGCTCATACAGCAGAAACTGGTGTTGTTCTTGCCAGTGTAACTGCTACTCCACAGATCAATCACTGGGGTTCTGCATTCTTGACTGATGGTAAGTTTGATGAAGATAGAGGATACATCTTCTCATACAGACTACCAACAATTCAGGTAGGTGTTATTAAGTCTACACTGTTCATGATCCGTCTGGCACCTAGTGTATCCAATGCAATTGTTGGTGACCTCGGTGAAAGAGAACTAATCAACAGAGCACAATTGCTACTGAAGAACATTGATATTGTTGTGGAAGGTGGACAGAATACTCAAACGGTTATTGTTGAGGGTATTCTAAACCCATCCAACTATCCAGAAGTGCCAGCTGACGTTTCATGGGACGGTCTAAACAACCAGGGTGCTGGTGGACAACCATCATTTGCACAAATTGCTACTTCGGTTGACTGGGGTGTCACACAAACTTCTATTGCCGCAACAAACGCAATAGATAATGGCAGAAGAAACTATCATTACTTCAACCCTAGTGATGTTTCTGGGGTCAATATTGGTGACAACGTTTCTACAGTTGGCGCACAAGGCAAAAACTTCAGTGGTGGTGAAACTGTTACTGGTATCAATAATAGTAATGCATTCCCTGGTTTGGTATACATCACATTCTCTAGTAGTATCGATGCTGGTGCGGTTAATCAAACGACCTTTACCTTCACATCACTTGCTGGTTCTACCGCACAACCAGGAGAACAGGTATTCTCATTCACGGCAGGTTGCGGCAGTGGAGACCGTGATGGTATTGATCTATCTGGTCTTAAGGAACTCACCAACACTCCAATCGGAGGAACAGGTGCATTCCCCAATGGTCCTGACGTATTAGCGATCAACGCATTCCTATCTAATGGATCTGATGTTGACGTTACGATCAACTTGAGATGGTCCGAAGCACAGGCATAAGGAGTAACTAATGGCAGAACCCGCATCTAGAGCAGAACTTAAAGAGTATTGCTTAAGGCGTTTAGGTCATCCAGTTCTTGAAATTAACGTAGATGATGATCAGCTGGATGACTTAATTGATGACGCTTTTCAATACTATAGAGAGCGTCATTTTGATGGCGTCGAAAAGATGTATCTCAAACATGAGATTACGGCAGACGATGTAACACGTTTTGATTCATCTGACGAAACATCATCGACGCTAGCTCCTGATGCAGCGACATGGGTCAATAGAAATAACTTTATTGAGATTCCAGAGCATGTAGTTGGTATCTCAAAAGTGTTTGGTGTGTCTTCTAACTGGGTTCGTAATGATCTGTTTGGATTGAGCAACCAATACTTCCTTATGGATATTTTCTCTTTCTCATCAGGATTTGCTTTTGGCAACTTTGATATGACGAACTATTATATGATTCGTCAATATTTTGAGACTCTCGACATGGTTGTCAATACTGGAGCTTTAGTCCAGTTTAGATTCAATCAAAGACAAGATAGACTGTTTATTGATATCGATAAGGCAAGACTGGCCGAAGGTAACTATCTTCTGATTGAGTGCTATCGATATCTAAACCCAGATGATTACACCCAGGTCTACAATGATAGTTTCGTAAAGCAGTATCTAACTGCACTGATCAAGAGACAATGGGGTCAGAACTTAATCAAGTTTAACAACGTACAATTGCCTGGTGGCGTGTCACTAAACGGCAGACAATTATTTGAGGATGCACAGAAAGAGATTGATGCTCTCATGGAGAAGAGCGCAACCTATTATGAACTTCCCCCAATGGATATGATCGGATGAAGAGCATTTATTTTCCACAGCACGGTGGTGTCAACACCGAGCAGAACCTTATCCAAAGTTTAGTTGACGAACAGATCAGATTGTTCGGCAGTGATGTTTATTATCTTCCACGGAAGATGATCAAAGATGTAGCACTCAACGATGTATTGTATTCAGAGTTCAAGACTCAATACATGATCGAGATGCTGCTGATCAACGTAGAGGGTTTTGGATCAGCACCATCAGAATTTATCAGCAAGTTTGGTCTACGTATTACTGATGAAATTACAATGGTGGTATCACAGAACAGATGGAGTCAGGTATTCCAAGAGTTTGCCGACATCACTACTGTAGATGGTAGACCTAATGAAGGAGATTTAATCTATCTTCCTCTTACCGAAGATCTATATGAGATCAAGTTTGTAGAAAGAGAAGCACCCTTCTATCAGTTAGGTAAGAACTATATCTATACAATGACTGCCGAAATTTATGAGCTTGGCAACGACGAGTTCGAGACTGGTATTGAAGAGATTGATGAGATCGAAGAGATCTTCGCACCTTCGATTACTATTGATATGGATCCAGCGGCTACCACACATTACATTCAAGGCGAGACAGTAACTGGTGGAACTACTGGCACAACTGCTGAAGTATCCTTCTGGGATAGAGATAATCACAAACTCACACTTATCAACAGAAACGGTAACTTTACCCCTGGAGAGACCATCACTGGATCTGAAAGTGGCGTTGTTCAAGACAGCGTAGAAGTCGATAACTTGACTCTAGAAAACGTTGAGTACGCCGACAATAAATATATTGAAACAACAGCTGATGATCTTCTCGACTTCACCGAGAGGAACCCATTCGGTGAGTATGGTAAAGTAACTGGTGAGTTCTGATGTTAGGTCCACATTTTTATAACGAGGCGATTAGAAAAACAGTAATCGGTTTCGG